TGCCGGACAGCAGGCCCGCCGATGAGAACGTGAGTCCGGCCGGCACTCCCATCGCCGACCAGGTGATCGGCCCGGTTCCGGTCGCCGCGAAGGTCTTGCTGTACGCGGTGGCGACCGTGCCTGCGGTGATGGGCGACGTCGTGGTGATCACCGGCGCGGCGGCGCTGCTGCTGGCCACCGTAAGCGTCCGGCTCGCGGTCCCGCCGCTCGAACTGGTCGCGGTGAACGTGACGCTCGCCGATGCGGTTGTGCCCGGCGTCCAGGACAGCAGCCCGTCCGGCGACAGGGTCGCGCCCGACGGCAAGCCGCTCGCGCTGAACAGGCTGGCGTCGGTGGCCTGGAGCCGGTACGAGCCGGCCACACCGACGGCGAACGTCGGGATGCTTGAGGTCACCCAGGTCGGCGTCACGGCCGAGCTCGTGCCGGTCACGTTGACCGTCAGCGATGCCGTGCGCGTTCCCGAGGTCGCGGAGATCGTCGCGGTACCGGCGGCGACGCCGGTGATGGTCGCGACGCCATCGGTGCCGGTGACGCCGACCGTTGCCTTGCCCGTGTCGCTCGAGGTGGGCGTAACGCCGTCCTTGGCCATGATGTCGCCGGTCAGCAGCGTGACGGCCAGGTACGGCGGGTTCGCCACCGTGCCGCCGGCCGCGACATCGACGCTGGTGACCACCTCGCCGGTGGTGCGGCTGCGCCACGCAAGCCCCGTCTCCGAGTAGCCGGACGGCGCGTAGTTCAGGCCGGTCAGGCTCAGCGCGCGAATCGTGATCGTGCCGGCGCCGACGGTGGTCGGCGTGCCGTTGTCGCCCGTGATCGAAAACGTCCACGGCTCGCCCGGCCCCAGGTCCAAGAGGTCGATGTAGCCGTCCGAGCCGCTCCAGGTAACGGTGCTCGAGGTCACCGGCGTCGGCTGGTTCGGCGTGGTTGCGGTAGCGGTGACAGTCAGGCCGACCGTCGACCCGTTGCTGCGAAAGCTCACCCGGACGTCGTTCGGCGTGCCGGACTTCAGCGCCGAGCTGACGTTGGAGAACGACGGCGCCGGCCCCGCGGCCACGGCCGGCAGCACAGGGATCGTCACGATGCGCCAGCCATCCGACGCCGACAGCGTGCCACCTTCGGACACGCTCGATGTCGTGGCAACCGCCTGCGTGACCACTGTCGTCTTGAAGTTTTCGAGCCGTTCGTCGCCGGGCTCGCCCGCAACAGTCTTGTACTCGGTGTCCCGGACGATGAACGACAGAAGCAGCGCATCGACGCCGGGTGCGGTCGTCGCTCCGCTCACGGTCGTGCCGGTGCCCGAAGCCGTCACGATCGAGCCGTGCGGACTTGAGCCGTGCTGGCCGGTAAGAACGACGTATCCGCGATCGAAGCCTGTCACGCTGACGTTCGTCGTGTCGCCGGCGTCGCGCAACGTCCAGCGCACGTTCGCGCCGCTGATCGTGGAGGGCGCCTTCAGGTATGCAATGGCGATCGTGTCTCCGCCGGGCGTCTGCCACGTCCCGAGCGTTGCCATCGCGTAGTACGTCGAGCCGTCGTCGATCGTGCCCTTGTACAGCCCGGGCGCGCTGCCGTTGTGCGAGATCCAGGCATAGACGCCCTGCCCGCTGGTGATGGACACCGCGCCACAGAAGGGCGTGGCGGAGCTTCCGGCGTCGTCGTAACCGGCGCCGGTTGAGTACACGACGGCGGTCATAGCGTCCTCTGGTACGCCAGCAGGTTCGCTGCGTTCAGCGGGTCGCTCGAGGTGGCGACGTCACGCCAGAAACGCAGCCCCTTGGTGTGCATCGTGCGGCTGCTCGACGGGTCGCCGCCCCACTCGCTGAAGCGGTACAGACCGATCTTCCCGAAGATGAACGTGCTGCCATCGTTGAAGCCGATGGGCACGTTGATCCACGATGCGACCCTCGACTGCGCGCCGCCGGACCCCGTCGCGATCCAGACCTCGTGATACGGGCCGACGTTCACGTCCCAGTGTGGCTTCACGCGCGCCACCACGTGCACCCAGGTGGTCACCGGGACGATCACCTCGACCGTCGCAGTCTGGTAGCCAGAGCCGGTACTCCACGCGCGCCAGATCGACATCCGGATTCGCCGACCGCCGGAGCCGTCATCTTCGGGCGACACGATGTAGGAGATCGGCGACGGCCCGCGCGTGCTGTTTCCGTTGATGTCCTGCATGCCCTGGGCGTGGACATCCATGATCGAGTTGCCGGTCGATCCGTTCGTGAAGTCCGAGCCGAGGCGGAAGCTGAACGCGTACCAGTAGGCGCGGCCGTAGTAGAGACTGCCCGGGTCGGTGGCCTGCTCGGTTGCGATCGTCTCCGCGCGGTACGTGTTGCTCTGCCCGAGCAGCGTGTCTCCATACCAGTGCGGCATGGTCGATCGGATGTGGTGCAGCACCGCGTACCGCGAGCCGTCGTCGGGGTCGGTCTGGCGGGTGTTGACCGCCGTCACGAGCGATCCGCCGCCTGCGGGTGTGAACTGGATGCCGGAGCTGCCGATCGACGACCACGGCGTGTTCGGGAACACCATTGACTGCACCAGGCCGACGAAGCTCTGCGCGGCGAAGGTCTTCCGGGCGTCGATCTCCCAGTCGAGGCGCGAGTCGCCATCGGAGATCGTGCCGCTCGCACCGCCGCCTGGATCAACCGGAGCGACACCGTCGAGCGCCGGATCCCAGTCGATCGCGAGCCCGCCGTTCACGAGCGAGATGCCGTCGGCTGCGCCGACTTGGCCGCTGATGATCGCGTCGTCGCCACCCAGCGCCTGGCCGAGCCAGCATTCGGCGAACACGTTCGGGTCCGACTGCTTCTCGATGCGAAGCACGCGCACCGGCGACGTCAGGTCGAGCGCATTGTTCGTGAGCAGCGACTGGAGGTCCGTGGCGGCGATGCGGATGCCGTTGGCCGAGACGGTCAGCGCACTCGACCCGATACCGAGCTTGAACGCCTGCGACCAGGTTCCGGGCGGGATCGGAAGCGATGCATCCGATCTGTACGCCGCCAGGCGCGGCCCGCTGCCGAGCGTGCTCGACACGTAGTTCGCAATCGCGGTGCGCGCGCCACCAGCGGAAGCGCCAGCGCCGGCCGCCTGCACGCCAGCGGCGAACGAGGCGGGATGGAATCGCCAGCTCATGCCTTGATCACCTGCACCGTGATGGAGAAGTTCGCGGCGCTGATGGCCTGCACGCCGCGATCGAGGTTCACGCGCGCACGGAAGAGCGCCGATGCGCCGTTCGCGACCGCCACGCGGCAGCCGTGAACCGAGATCGGAACGCCGCGCCTGGAGCCGGCCGGAAGGTCGAGGATGTGGCCGCCAATAGTCGAGCCCTGTGCCACGCCCCCGCTGCTTGCGAGGATCGGCGACCAGTTCGCGCCGGCATCGAGCGACTGCTCGACGCGCAGCCCGTAGGCGTATTTCGACGGCGCGCCTGTGACCGTGTTGGCCTGCAGGTCCAGCGACACGCCGGTCGATACCACGACGTCGCACGCGCGCACCGCCGTGTACGCGCTGTCGGCCTGGCAGTAGAGCGTGCCGCCATCGGCGATCGCCTGAGTCGCCACGGCGCCTTCGATCAAGCCGGTGGCTGCTTGCGGCTCGATCTGCGTTGTGCCGACGTACCCTGTCGGTCCCGAGGAGTACATCGGCATCGACGTGACGTCGGCGCCGAGGCGTCGAAACTGAGGCTTCGCGAACCCGGAGACGCTGTCGTCGCCCGAAAGCGTGTGCGACTTGTACACGTGGACCACCGCGTTCGTCGCGTCGGCCGGCACCGTGCCGATCCAGGTGCTCGACGCGTAGGCGGTGAGGTCCGCCAGTCCAGCGATCGACGGATCCTCGACGACGTTGCCGTAGTCCTCGGGGTGCGACGATGCCGACCCGTCGTTCTTGCGCCACTCGATCCGAGCGTACGAACGGCAGCGGATCGGATGGAACAGCACCTCCAGGCCGCGCTTCTCGCCGGGGATGACCGCCACCGGCGGCCACTGACCGTCGACGTAGCCGGTGGTCTGCGTGCCGTGCTGGTAGAGCAGGCCGTTCGTCGGCGTGCCAGGCACGCGCTGGTCGGCTTCAGTCGACTGCGTGACGCCCGCGGGATCGGTGAGCCCGGCCACGTACGTCGCGATGAAGCCGACCCCGAACGCTAGATCGGACGACTGGAGGTCATTGCCGCCGGTCTCGATCGACGATGCCGGCACGCCCTGGGTCGGCAGTGCACCGGACGCCGCGTGCTGGCCGAACACCGTGCTAGACCTCGCCCCATTCGGCATCACCACCTGGACGTTGAACGTGATCAGGTCGTTCGCTGCCACGCCGCGCAGGCGCATGCCGGTGTCACCGACGCTCGCGCGCTCCTCGCGGTATGAGGTCTCGGCGGCCTTCTTCCACCGCACCACGATGACCGCATCCGCGTAGAGCGTCTGCGACGGCGGCGTCCAGCTCACCTGCGCGTATGGCACGACGTTGCCGTCGCCATCGACCGCGTAGGTGCTGCTGCTGGTCATGCAGCCCAGCCCGCTCACCGGCTCGACGTAGTCCCAGCGCGGCCAGGCGGTGTCTGGCGTCGGATCCGGGATCGTCGCTTCGTCGTACGTCCAATCGAAGATCTCGCTGGCCGTCTCGACCATCGTGAACTCGATCTTCCCGTCGGTGCGCAGCGATCGCCGCACGACGTGGAACAGTTTCCCGAGGCCGCCGTTCAGCCCTTCCCAGCCGTACGCGCTCGCCTTCACGTAGCAGTTCTGACCGGCGCGCAGCGCGTAGGCCTTCATGCTGGTCGTGCAGCGGAACGAGAGCGGGTTCCGCTCCTTGTGCAGGTAGATCCGGTGGATCCGCTGCGCCGCCTCGACGTCAGTGGTGAACGGCAGATCGATGTCCGTCCAGAGCTCGACGTCGCCATCCTGCTCGATGTAGGTCTCGGACGGGTACGGCGGGATGTCGTTGTCGTTGTAGAGGATCGACGGGTCCGAGAACTTCCCGCGGACGCTGTTGAACTTCTTCGCCCGCGTGCGCGCCGGGCTGACCGACATGCCCTCGCCGGTGATCATGTCGTCGGTGAGCGTGAACTCCGGCGGATCCCAGGCGCCCGCCCGGACGTCCCACGTGCCACCGCAGGGCACCACTTCGCCCGCCATCGCCGTCTGCATCATCGACAGCGTCTGCAGCGGGTCGGCGTCTGGATAGATCACCCCGTCGAGCGTGTAGCGCGCCTGCGAGCCGCTGGCCGTCGTCACGGTCTCGTCGCACACCTGCTGCGCGGCCAGCATCAGGTCGGCATCGAAGTCCGTCACAGCCGCGCGGAACGCCTCCGGGCGCTGGATGTACCACGCCACGAGCCGCGCGGCGTTGCGTGTCCAGCTCGTGGTGCCCGTGGACCAGTCGCGCGCCTTCGCTCCACGCACGAGGCACGTGATGTTCGGTATCCCGACGGACCCGAACACCGTCTGGTCCATCTCGAGCCGCACGTGGATCCGCGCGATCCCACAGCCGACGTCCGTCGACCAGAAGCCCGAGGTCGAGTCGTACCCTGCCGCGGCGCACTCGGCCTCGAGCACCTCGTCGCGCTCGCCATCGGGCAGCCCGAGGAACTTGAACACGCGCACCAGCGGCCGGTTGACCTTGCGGATCAGCGTGACCGTCATCGAGCGCCCGACGAAGTCCGCGGAGAGGTTCTTGATGTGCGTCGGCGTGTCTCCGGACTTCGTGACCTCGAAGTACTCGCCTTCGTTGAGCACGCCATCGAGCGTGTCGTACGGTGCGACGCTGAGCACCTGGATCGTGCCGCTGGGCAGCGCGACGCTGGAGCCGACCGATGGGAACGTGGTCACCCAGCCGGATTCCGTCGTGGTCTCGCGCGCGTATCGGCCCGTGGTGACGAAGCCGCCGCCGCCGCTAGTGGTCGACGAATCGTCGAGTGCGCCGAGCGCCTCGTCGTTGAGGTAGATCTCCTCGATCCAGTCGACCTCGTGGCCACAGATCGCTACGCCAAAGTGCAGGTATTCGTTGTTGGTGCCGGTGACGAACGCGTGGGTGATGACGCCACCAACACGAGTCCGCCCCAAGACCATCGGCCGTACCGCGGCCGTTGAGCGGACGGTGGTGAGCTGCTTGTCGCGCGAGAGCTGGTCGGCCATCGCAGCTTCCGCTCGCTTGGCCTGCTGCTGCTGATACGCGTAGTTCGCAACGACGAGCGTCGTCTGGATGACCGCGGATCCCAAGGCCCCGGCCGAGATGCCCTCGATGGCGAAGGTCTCGATCAGGTAGCCGCCGATGGTCTCCGGCATCAGACCCTCCAGGCAGCGACGAGACGAGAGCGGCGCAGGTACACGAGCCCGGTGCGACCCGGCGCGGCTACCGTCGGCCCGACGACGACGCAGAGAGCCTCGCCCTGTACCGTAGAGTCCGTGACTCCGATGTCACCGCGGTGCGCCTGACGGACGTCCTCCATGGGGTCGCCGAGCACGGCAGAGACGGCAGCAATCAGCCCGCCGCGCTCCGCGATCGCAGCCGACGCGGACGCTTCATCCGCAACAGCCGGCAGGGCGATCGATTCGCCCGTCGCGCGCAGCAGCCACTCCGCGGCGAAGGTCGCGCAGTTGAACGTCGCCGGGTCGTACGCAGTCGCGTGGTGCGCGAGCAGCAGGCGCGCCAGTTCCCCCGGCCAGGTCTCGATGCGCGTCACCGAGGCCCCCCGGGGATGCCCCAGCCGAGCGCCTTTTCTTTCAGCGCGCCGACGAACCGGCAGTACCCGTCGCTCGGGTACATCTGGCGCTGGTCGCGATCGGTGTAGCGGCGGTACCGGCCCGTTCGCTTGAAGTCCACCATGATCCCCTCGACCGTCACCGCGACCGAGGTGCTGACGACGAGGCCCGTGGCGTCGACGTTGTCCGAAAGTTCGGGGGTATCCAGGAACCCGCGGTACTCGAGGATCGGCGAGTCGATGAGTTGCTCGTCGTCATCGACGGGCGCGACCCAGACCTTGCACTCGGTGCCCTGGATCTTCTGCTGCAGGATCTGCGCGCGCGTCGAGAGGCTCGCCGACGGCAGCACGAGGCGCGTGCCGGTGATCTCGTTCGACGCGGTCTCGGTGATCGGCTCGATGGACGCGAGCGCGCCCATGCCGCGCCACGTATGGCCGTCCCACTCGAAGTCGCGCATCGCGCTGCAGAGGTAGCGCGTGTGGCCGAGCGTCACCTCGTCCGCCGGCGACAGCTCCCAGTCGAGCAGGACGAAGACGATGAACGCGAGTTTCGGCTTGGCGACCTCCGCCGCCTGGCCGGACGTGAGCGCGTCGATCATACCCAGCGTTCCACGAGCTCGAGCGTGAACTCGGGCGAGTAGCCGGCGAGGTAGAGGATCTCCGGCCGCCCCTGCGCCTGGAACGTGGTCGTGGGCGCGTTCCAGGTGACAGTGTCGCCGTGCAGAAGGGGCGTGCGCAGCTTGCCGCGGATGCCGATGGTGACGATCCCACCGGAGACGGTCCCGTCCTCCTGCGCGCGCAGCAGGTGTCCGGGGACGCCCAGGATGTCGCCCCGCTTGATCGTCTGGCCGTTCAGGCCGGCGATCGCCAACTGCGAGGCGCCCGCCGCGTGGCCACCGCTCACCGTGGGAGAGCCACGAAGCGTTCCCCGCGGCTGACGCCAGCGCGGATGCGGCATCCGGATCAGGTTGCCGGCCTCGCACGCCTGATCGAGCCATCCCTCGAGGTCTGCGGCAGCATCGTGCGTGCGCGCGACGATCTTCACCCAGCCGCGCCAGTGCCACGATCCGACGACCGAATACTCCTGAGCCGAACGCGTCCAGACCGATTCGGCACGCCACCGGATGTCGTTCAGGGTGAGCGAGGACTCGCCGAAGGCCCAGAGGACCGACGACGGCATGTCGATGACGGCCATCAGACCCTCGCCAGCGCGCCGTTACGGCTCAAGGATTTCTCGACGGCGGCGAGCGTCGACCGCTGCGTGGCCGCGAGCCCGGCCTCCACCTCGGAACGCGAGAGATTGGAGCCGATGGTGTTGTACTGGGTCACCGAGACGCCAGCGGGCATCGGAACCGCGGCGGACTTCTTCAGCGGCACGAGGCCGCCGGTCGAGAACGAAGTGGTCGGCTGCGAGAGGTCTGCGGTGCTCGCCCCAGCGGAGAACAGGCCCAGGATCCCGTTCGCCAGCGGCGTCGTGACGGACTGTCGCAGGAAGATCCGCAGCACGTCCTGCGCGAGCCCCTTCAGCACAGAGCCAAGGTCTTTCCCCGAGATCGCCGCGTCCTCGAACGCCGACTGGAACGTGAGCCCGAGCTTCTTGGCCGAGTCCTCAAGTTCCTTCGTCTGCTCCTTGGCCGACGACGCCTGCCGCGCGTACTTGTCGCCGACCTTCTGAGCCGCCGCGAGCGCCTCGGGGTCGCTGAGGCCGCCCGATTCGGCGCCGATGTTGCGCAGCCGCTCGATCTCGTCGAGCTCGCGGATGTACGCGCGCGTCGGGTCGATCAGGTCGCGGTACGCGTTGGCCGTCTTCTCGAGCGCCTCCTGCTCGCGCTTGCCCGCCTCGTCCTGGCGCTCCTGGAGCTGCTGCATCTCCTTGAGCACCTCGCCGCGCTTCTTCTCCGCGTCGGCGGCCTCGTTCAGCGCGTCGATCTGCTTGGACAGCGCCCGGGCACGCTCGATCTCGGCCGGCGTGATCTCCTTGTACTTGCCGAGCGCGAGGTCCAGCTCGAGCTGGGTCGCCGCGTTGACCTTCTGCTGGGTGTACAGCCGCTCGACGAGCTGCTGGATGAGGCGCTCGCCGTCGGTCAGCGCGTCCTTCGCCTTCGTATCGGTCGGCAGCGATGGCGCCTGGCGGTCGAACGGGTTGAACCCGCGGTCCTCCTGGTTCTTCAGTCCGGCCGTCGTCAGATCCTGGCGCGCCTTCTCCAGGCCGAGCTCGTTCTTCAGCAGCTCGACCTTGCGTTCCTGCTGGGCGATCTGCCTGTCGAGCGACGTGTCCTGCGACGTGCGCCCGCCGATCGCTTCGGTCTGGGCCTTGAAGTAGTCGCGCTGCTTCTTCAGGTTGTCGAGCAGCTTCTGCTCGTTCTGGAGCTGCGACGCGCGCGACTGGAACGCCGGCCCGGCGACGTCGAGCGCATCGAAGATGCCCATGCCCGCTTCGCGCGCTTTCTTGTACGCGGTGACCAGGTCGGCGAGCTTCGGGATGAGCAGCGACGCGAGCGACTGGTAGAAGGCCTCGGACTGGACCTTGAGCGCGGCGAAAGCCTTCTGGAGGCGCTCGGCCTCCGCGGCCTGCTCGGTCGTGACGCTCGCGGCCTCGCGCTGCGTGTTGGCGAGGTCCTTCAGGATCGGGATCGACGCGGCGCCGGCCTTGCCGAGGATGGCCTGCACCAGCGCCACCTTGTTCGAGCCGTCGGCGTACTGGTTGAGTGCGGCGGCCAGCTCGGTCAGCACGTCGTCGACACCGCGCAGATTGCCGCTGGCGTCACGCGTCTGGATGCCGAGCGCCTTGAATGCTTCGGCGGCCTTGCTGGTCTCCTGGTCGGCGCCGGACATCGACCGCTGCAGCTTGCCGGCGATCTCGGTGATGCTCTCGATCGACGCACCGGAAGGCCGAAGCGTGTTCAGCAGCGACGACAGCGACTCGACCGACACGCCGGTCTGCTCGGCCGCGTCGTCCAGCTTGGCCATTGAGTCGACGGTGGCGTTGAACTTCTCGACGAGCGCGCCGATCGAGAACCCCGCGCCGATCGTGGCGAGCGTCGTGCCGAACCCGGTGAACAGACTCTGCATGCGGCCGACGGCGTTGGTGGCAGCCGATGCCGTCTGGTCGAGGCTGTCCTGGAACTGCGCCAGGCGAGCCTCGATGTCGATTTCGAGCTTCAAGTCAATCCCTACGGGGTTTCGTTGCCGAAGGCCTTGCCGGCCGACTCCGCCTCACGCTGTGGCGGCGGTTCGTCGATCCACGGAAGGAACTCCCAGACCGAGGCGTCGCCCATCGCCTTCGCTCGCGTCATGCCGGCGAACTGAGACACCACGGCGGACACGCTCGCTGCGCGCCTGTCGGAGCGCCGTTCGCCCCACCTGCCGTCCTTCCACTGCGCGAAGTGAAGCGAGAACTCCCAGTCCGGCATGGTCCGGACCAGCTCTCCGACGGTTCGCCCGAGCGCGCGCGCGAGTTCCAGTGCGCACGCAAGCTCGGGCTGCGTCAGTTTTTTTCGTCGCCTCGCGGATCCTTCGACAGGTCGAGGATCGTATTGATGAGCTTCAGGGTGTCCACGTAGTGGACGCGGCCGATCTGCTCCCACTGCTGGGCCGAGGCGAACGGCAGGTACTCGTTCGTGACGTGGTCGAGCTTGAACACGCACGCGGCGAGCATCGTCGGGGCGAAGTCCGCGCCGTTCTTGCGCGACATGGTCTGCGCGAGCCTCCCGGACAGGCCCATCGACCGAACGAGCACTGGCGCGCCCAGCGGCTCGAACTTGACCTCGATCTCCGGGGACGGCTTGTCGAAGGCCGCCAGGAAATCGGCGGCCTGCGCTGCGGTGACGACCGACATCAGGACGAGTAGAACGTGCCGCGGCCGTCGACGGTGATGGTCACCGGCGTGGTCACGAGGTCCTGAGCGCTGCCCTGCGGCGCCATCGCGCACGCCACGTAGCCGTTGAACAGGTACTTCGACCCGTCGGCGAACGTGATGCGCACCGCGCGCTTGGCCTTGATGTCCGAGGCGGCGGCGAGCGCAGCGAGGCCGGCATCGCTCGGATCCCAGAAGCACTCCATGTTGAACACGATCGCGTTGGCCGCGCCCGGGATCTGGCTGCGTGCCAGGTCGTGAATCGTGGTCTTGTCGATCATGTCGAAGTCGCCGCCGGAGCTCGTCATGTTCCGGACGACCGACAGCGTGGTGCCGAACGTGATCGGGGTCGAGGAGCCCGAGGAGAACGTGTCGTACGAGGTGGTGTTGATGCCCTCGGCCTCGTACGTGTTCGACCCGCCGTTGACGTTGGCGGTCCGCACGACCCGGTTGTTGATCTGGGTCATCCCCTGCACTTCGAGCAGGTGGTAGTCGCCATTCGACGGGTCGGTGCCCGTGTAGGTCACGACGCCGGGGCTCGCCTTCGAGATCGCGGACACCGTCAGCGCGGTTCCGAGAGCGGACTGGATGGCGACCTGCACGTTGGACCAGGTCTTGATGGACATGCGCGCTGCTCCTAGAAAGCAAAAAGCCCGCGCTCGGCGGGCTTGTGGGTGAAGTGAAGACGGATCAGGTCGGGTACCAGCGGGAGAAGGTCAGCACCGTCGCGAGGATCCGCTGCTCCTCGTTCGGTTCGATCGCGGCGCGGGCCGTCAGCAGGAATCCGGCGGCGCCGGCGGCTGCGATCACCTGCGCGGCGAGCGCATCCGCAGCGATTCGCGTGGCCGCCATGCACCAGGCCTCAAGCGACGGCCGTTCGGCCACCGGAGTGCCGTTGTGCACTGTGGTGGCGTACTCGGTGTCAGTGCGGCCGTAGGCGATGCAGGGCACCGCGCCTTCCTGCGGGACGAGGTCCGGGTAGATCCGCGCTGACGAGCCGCTGCCGACGATCGCGGTGACGCCGGAAGCGTTCCGCAGCGAGTCGTACAGGTCCGATTCCGCGCTCACGTCGTCCCCCGCCTGTAGCGGTCAATGGAGATCGCCAGCCGCTTCTCGAACGCCTGCAGGGCGGCCGTCTGTTGCGTCTGGAACGCACGCCGCAGGAACCAGCGCCCCTCGACCCACTTGCCCGCCGCACGCAGGCGCTTGCGCTCAAGCGCGCGCCGCCGCATGCCGCCGCGGATCCGCTGGCCAGGCCCGCGCGCGACGTGGCCGCCTTCCACCCACGGCCAGTAGAAGGCGTCGAGATTCGCGTACTGCTTGCCGCGCCGAACCTTCTGGTACTTGCGCCCGGACCTAGCCGCGACGACGCCGTAGACCGTGTCCTGGCCCTGCCGGTACTTGGACGCCACACCGTAGATCGCCTTCTTTAGCCGGCCGCGGTGCAACGCCTTCGGGCGACGATCGACCGGGGCCGTGCGGCGAGCCTCGGCCGCGAACACGCGCGCCGTGGCGCCCACTGCTGCCTTGACGGCCCGGCCGCGCATGTCGGCCTTGATGCTCTGCAGCCACGCCTTGAACTCAGGCAGGTTCGACCTCACGACGACGCTCATGTCGCGTCCGCGTAGCCGAGGAGCTGCAGGTACGCCGGGCGGCCGGACGGCACCGGGATCGTCTCGACGATCGAGTACTGCCGCGTGCCCCAGGTCAGCGCGTTGACGGTCGACACGTCGGCGCGGTACCGCACGGTGAACCGCGTCGTGATCTCGGATCCGGCAGCGCGGAGCTCGACGAACTCGCGACCGCGCAGAACCTCCACGCGTGCCCATACGGTGGCCAGCGTCGACCAGGTGATCGTCTCGCCACCGACCGCATCGCGCACGACCGACTTGC